CAAAGTGTTAACACACTGGCATGATGCCACAACTGGTAAAATCAATGTATGGGACAAAATGTTGGCCACTGATACCAAGGGCCTTATGAAACAATGGAAAAACACAGATCTATGACTGAATTACATCAAAAAATCATTGACTACTGGAACAATCAACCTTGTAATGTAGGTCATAGTGCCGAGCCTGTGGGCACAGAAAAATACTTTGAAGAAGTCACTGCAAAAAGATATCAAGCAGAACCACACATTCTTGATTTTGCAGGATTTCATCACTGGCGTGGCAGGCGTGTGTTAGAAATTGGGTGTGGTATCGGCAGCGATGCCGAACAGTTTGCAAGACACGGTGCCGATTATGTAGGCATTGATTTAAGTAGTGAAAGTCTGAACATTTGTAAACTGAGATTTGACACGTACAATCTCAAAGGTACATTCTTACAAGGCAACATCACCGACTTGGAGTTTTTGAAAATATTGTGCAAATTTGATTTGGTCTATAGTTACGGAGTGTTGCATCATTACCCTGGTATGCGTCAACACATTGAGCACATACGCAACTTAGTGTTCACGGGTGGCGAACTGCGATTCATGGTATATGCCAGAAACAGTTGGAAGTATGCTATGATCCAAAAAGGCTTGGATCAGTTTGAGGCTCAAGCAGAATGTCCGTATGCAGATGCATACACAAAAGAAGAGATTGATGATATCTTACAGGGCTTGTTTAAAATCGAAAGCATACGTCAAGATCATTGCTTCATGTGGAATGTTCCTGCGTACAAGTTGAATAAGTTTGAATTAGAGCCATGGTTTGCATCAATGCCCGAAACCATGCGACAAGCAGTTAGAGAATATTTAGGATGGCATCTTTTAATCAAGGCAAAGAAATTATGAAAAAAGTATATGTAAAGCGGTGGAACCCACAAGAAGAGGCAACTGGAAAATGAACGAAAAAGTAAAAGAGATAATGGATATCTTGCAGGAAGAGTGTGCTGAGGTTATTCAAGCTGTGAGCAAGTGCAATCGTTTTGGATTGCACAATGCCAAACCCGGCAAGCCACTTACCAACGCACAACACCTAGAAGGTGAAATAGGTGATTTACTTGCCATGGTAGATCTGCTACAATCAAAGGGTATTATTACAAAGGCTGGTGTTGATGCAGCACAAGCAGCCAAGATAGAAAAACTTAAAAAGTGGTCCAACATATATGAGTAAAATTAAAATGTCCAATGCGTAGGAATTTTATCAAAAACTCCTCACTCTGTATAAATAATACAACAAAGGAGAAACGTAATGTTAGAAACTACTTCACTCAATTCGACAGAAAGAACTAAAAAAAGACGCCAGAGAACAGATTTTTTAAAGAAATTTAATATAAATTCTGATCAATACGATGCAATGCTAAAAGAACAAGCTGGAGTATGTGCTATATGTCAACAAAAAGATCCGTGCGATAGACTACTGGCAGTAGACCATTGTCATACCACTAAAAAAGTGAGAGGATTGTTATGTACTAATTGCAATATGGCTATTGGTAAATTTCAAGACAATGTTGAGTATCTAAAAAAAGCCATTGAGTATATGGAAAGAAATTATGCTGTACCTGACTTGCCTGACACTATTGTGCATATAGGACACAACGACAGACCAAATTGGAAAATGCTAGTTGCCACCCCAGACGGTTTATTTCCTTCGTTACAACATGCAGCAGAAAAATACAATGTACATCATACCGCAATAAGAAGCTGGTGTTTACCAGATAGTAAGTGGAAAAAAGAAGGATTTTCATGTCAAAAAATGTTTATATCGTTAAACCAATTAAAGGAATATTGTAATGTCAAAAATCAAAGTAGCTGAACTTTTCTACTCAATACAAGGAGAAGGAAAGTATCAAGGCGTGCCCAGCGTGTTCTTGCGTACATTTGGCTGTAACTTTAAATGTGCAGGGTTTGGTATGCCGCGGGGCGAACTAAGCAAAGAGGCAGATAATATTGCTGTTATGAATGCAATGCATCCATTTAAAGAGTACAATGAACTACCGTTAGTTAGTACAGGCTGTGACAGCTACGCTAGTTGGCATCCTGATTTTAAAGATCTTAGTCCCATGCTCACAAGCGATGCTATTGTAGATCGCATTATGGAAATTATTCCACACCGCACTTGGCATGACGAGCATCTTGTTATCACAGGAGGTGAGCCACTGCTGGGATGGCAACGTGCGTATCCAGACTTGCTAGATCATGCCAAGATGTCCGGACTCAAAGAAATCACGTTTGAGACCAATGGTACTCAGAAACTAACCGCAGAGTTCAAGAACTATCTAACCACATGGACTGGATTGCCCAAACACAAGCGTGAGATCACATTCTCAGTCAGTGCTAAACTTCCGTGCAGTGGTGAGTCATGGTCTGATGCTATTTGTCCTGATGTTGTGTGCGAGTACGAAGAAGTGGGCACAGCATACTTGAAATTTGTTGTGGCAACAGAACAAGATGTTGCAGATGCTGTGCAAGCCATGAAAGAGTTTCGAGCAGCAGGATTTACAGGACATGTGTACCTGATGCCTGTGGGCGGTGTAGAAAGTGTTTATGCATTGAACAACCGGGCAGTGGCTATTCATGCAATGAACCTTGGATTGCGCTACAGTGATCGGCTTCAAGTTCCTTTGTTTTCCAACGCCTGGGGCACTTGATGCCGTTAGACGATATGGTGGACCAAGAACCCAGGGCGCAAGAGTGGGGACTATATCGAGTCAACAATTGGAAGTTGAAGTTATGTTGGCTTCCAAGAAAGTGCTATCTATCCGGAAAGCCACTGTGGGGTAAACAATGCTATATGGGTGTTAGGGTTATTACAGGCCCTGGCACACCAGTAGAAGACTACTACTATATAGAGAAGTCGGAATTTTTATTTTGGATGTTAAGAGGAAAGAAATAAAATGTTAGATAAAATTAAAAATTGGTTTGGTAAAGATGCAAAAGTAAATCCTGCACCAACAGCACCACGTCCCGAAGCACCTCCACCTCCTAAAGCCAAGACAGTCAAAGCAGTAGAAAAAACTGAAAAAGAGATTGCCACAGACAAAGGAGAACCTTGGGTTAGTATTGTCAAGCTTGATATTGATCCAGAAAACTTGCACCAAGGCAGTTTTGAACTAGACTGGAATGACAAGTTTATTGCAGACCTGGTTCGTTCTGGTTATATGATCAAGAAGGATGACACAGACGCAGAAATTATAGATCGGTGGTTCCAGACTATTTGTAGACATGTGGTTATGGAAACATATGAACAAACTCAAGCCATGTCTGGGGCTACACCGGGACGTTGGACTCAGGTAAGAGACATTGGTGATGGTAGAAGTGAGGTTTCGTGATCCTTTATGCCAATGGAGATAGTCATGCAGCCGGTGCTGAAGCATCGATCCCTTGTGCGTTTGCAGAAGATGCTGGTTATCCAGAACTTGGGAGACGTCCTCATCCTGCAAACCTAGAAGTTAGTTGGGGCAATCAACTGTCTAAAAAACTCCAGTGTGAATTTGTATGCGATGCAGAGTCTGCTGCATCCAACTACAGAATTGAACGTACCACGAGAGCATGGTTAGATCAACTACCTCCGTGGCAATCGGCATTTGTTGTGATTGGTTGGAGCACATGGGAAAGAGAAGAATGGCCTTACAATAACGAATATCTACAAGTGGGCAGCTCTGGATTGGATCATGTTCCAGACGAACTAACGACTCGGTACAAAGAGTTTGTGGTAGGTGTCAATTGGACAGAACGGCAACAGTTTTGGCACAATCGTATCTGGAAACTGCACTGTGATTTAGATACCAAAAAGATACCGCATGTGTTTTTCAACTGCAACAACAAGTTTGATCGAATTGCCCAAAAGAAATCTTGGGGCACAAGTTACATTGAACCTTATGGTCCAATCACATATGATTCGGCCTTAAGAGAATCTGGATTCAGCACAGTAAACCCACAAAGTTGGCATTTTGGACAAGATGCCCATTGCTTTTGGGCTGAATTCATGCTACAATACGCTATACAACACTCTTTGATTGATACAAATGCGTTACTTACTGATTGATACATCCAACATGTTTTTCCGTGCCCGTCATGCGGCACACAGGGCCAGTGATGCGTGGGAAAAAGTAGGCTATGCACTGCACATTACACTGAGCTCTATCAATCTTGTGTACAAAAAATTTCCAGCTGATCATGTGATCTTCGCACTAGAAGGTCGAAGCTGGCGTAAGGATTTTTACAAGCCTTACAAAGCAAATCGATCAGAAGCTCGAGCAGCGATGTCGGATCTAGAACAAGAAGAGGATAAATTGTTCTGGGAATCGTATGATAACCTAACTAAATATTTGCGTGACGGTACTAATTGTAGCGTTATCAGACACGAAAATGCCGAGGCAGATGATGTGATTGCTCGCTGGATTGCTATGCATCCACAAGACGAACATGTTATTATTTCATCTGACACAGACTTCATCCAGTTACTAGCACCAAATGTCACCCAATACAATGGTATCACAAACGAACATCACACACTCAATGGCATATTCAATGACAAAGGCGTGCGAGTTGTTGATAAGAAAACTAAAGAAGTCAAAACCGTACCTGACCCCAAGTGGCTACTGTTTGAGAAGTGCATGCGAGGCGATACCTCAGACAACGTGTTCTCTGCATATCCGGGAGTACGCACTAAAGGAACAAAGAATAAGGTTGGTCTCCAAGAAGCATTCGAAGATCGTGACAAAAAAGGATTCTCTTGGAACAATCTCATGTTGCAGAAGTGGGTAGATCACAACGGTGAAGAACATCGGGTGTTAGACGATTACAATCGCAACGTTACTCTTGTGGATCTAACAGCACAGCCGCAAGAGATCAGGGACAAAGTTGACACAGCCATTCGTGAACAAGTCAGCCACAAAGACATTGGACAAGTTGGTGTAAGGTTTATGAAATTTTGCGGCAAATTTGAACTAACCAAAGCCAGTGAGCAAGCAGAACAATATGCTCGCTGGTTAAATGAAACATACAAAGGGGAACATGCAAATGATAACAGCAAAACCAGTAGTTGATAAACAGTACTGGATCTTGAGACAAGATGGTCACAAGATTGGCAATATTGAAGCAGTGGATGATGGGTTTCAAGTCAAGATCAACAACGAGGTTACTCGGTTCAAAACCGTTAACATGATCAAACAACGTGCGGCAATTGAGTTTGAGACTGTGGGTAACAAACCCAGTCGCGATCCTGCCACATTCCACGTACATGGATTTCCAGCAGGTTGCAGAGTACACAATCCCATCTGGGATGTAAAACACAAACTGCCATTGTACACCAAAGACAAGAAATCCAAGTCATGGTATGCCGCTGGATGGTACCAGGTAAAACAACACAGGCATTGGGAACTGTTACAAAGCCCAAAACTAATTTCTCTAGAACGTTACCCTTACCAGGGTCCATTTTTAACAAAGGAACAAGCAAATGACAAATCCGTTTCGTGACTTTGATACTAAATACAAGTATGATTTACTTGTACAAAAAAACACATAGAGTCACTAGATTACAATATCTAGGTAAAACTGCTAATCTTAATCCTTACACTTATCCAGGTTCGGGAAAAAGATGGCGAGCACATTTAGATAAGCATGGGTACGAGTTTGACACTGAAATTTTAGTTGAAAGCAACGACCCGGGCAAAATTGCTAGAATGGGTCTATATTACAGCAAACTTTGGAATGTAGTAGAAGATGAAAATTGGGCTAATTTAAAACCTGAATCAGGTGATGGCGGCACATTTATACACACTGATGAAGCAAGAAAAAAAATAGGCGATGCTCGACGAGGTAAAGCAAGCGGGTTTAAAGGACTGTCGTATGAGGAAATACAAAAAAATAACGAGGCCGCACAACATCGTCGAGAAAAACATAGCAAATTAATGTTAGAAAATAATCCATTTAAAGGTAAATCTCACTCAGTTGAGACTCGACAACAGATGGTCGAGTCTGCTAAACTAAGATCTACTTTAAGTGAAGAAGACCGTAAAGCACGTTGGGGACATCATAAAGGAAAGCCCTGGTCTGAAGCTCGAAGAGCTGCACAATTAGAAAAGAAACTTAACAAAGGAAAACAATGAACCCGTTTAGAGATCAAGAAAAATTCATGCGAGCCTGCGATCAAACCGTGGGTACAGAAAACCTTGAACAGTACAAACTGTACCATGAGTTAATTAGAGAAGAAGTACAAGAACTCGAAGACAGTAGAACCAAAGAAGACGACCTTGATGCACTAATTGACATCTTGGTTGTTACCATTGGTGCCATTCACTCCATGGGTGCTGATGCCGAAGGTGCATGGAAAGAAGTAATGAGCACAAACTTTGCCAAGATTGATCACGAAACAGGTAAGGTACGCAAGCGTGAAGATGGCAAGGTACTCAAACCACTAGGGTGGACACCACCCAATCTTAAACCATTTGTTAAAGGGGAATAAAATGTTTGGCGCAAATTATACAGATGGCGGTATTTTAAATTATCGCTCAGCAGGAGAAATTAATTCAGCAATGGGCCGTGTGTATGGACACATGAGTCTAGCAGTGATTGTGTCAATGTTGGTTAGTTACTTTGTGGGCTCTAGTCCAGAGTTATTAGCATTCTTTTTTACAGGTATTCTAAAATGGATTGTGATCTTTGCACCGTTGGCGGCTATTTTTGGCGTTAGTTATGTGCTAGGTAGCAACCCTAGCAAACCGGTTGCTCAATTATGCTTACATGGATTTGCGGCCTTAATGGGATTGAGTTTTTCAATGATATTTGCTGTGTTTTCTATGGGATCAATTGTTAGTGCCTTTATGGGCGCAGCAATTTTATTTGGAGTAATGAGTGGTTACGGCTACTTTACCAAACGTAGTCTAGATAGTCTTGGTAAGTTTATGTTCGTTGGCTTGATTGCTATCGTAATTGCCAGCATTGTCAATATCTTTATTGGCTCAACAGTAATGCAAATGGTTATCAGTGCCCTGGCTATTATTATTTTTCTTGGATTAACAGCATACGATACACAACAGATCCGTGAAGAGTTAAGTACAGAAACTAGCGATGCAGCCGAAGTTCGTGGTGCATTGACATTGTACATGGACTTTATTAATTTGTTTCTAAACTTGTTGCAACTGTTTGGTGATAGAAAGTAATGAGCCTACACATCAACAGGTTTATTGACTCTGTCAAAGCGCACGAGGCACGTGGAACACAACAGTTCATGATGCCCTTGCGTGATGCCAAAGATCTACATGCAGACATTACCAAGCTATTGCTTGTGGTTAATGAACTGCGAGACCGGCTACAAAACCAAGAGGTTATAACCGTGGAGTTGGCTGGCAAGGCGTTCTAAAACTGCATATATTATGATAAATAAATGCAGAGAGAATACCTATGTCAAGACCTAAACCAAGAGTATTATTGGAACTGACCAATAAACAAACTTACAAAACTGAACAAGTATTGGAGAGTGCAGGCATCTGGGCTGTATTTTTTGATAATCAACCTATTAATTTAAAAACAGGTAATCTGTTGACACAATATCCAGGTCCTAAGTATAAAAAAGTCAGTTTTTCAAATCCGGGACACGCAATTAACCTAGCACGTAAACTCAATATACAGTTCAAAACTGACAAGTTTGGTGTGGTATTACTAACTGCAGGGGAAAAGATTTACCCCGATGCGAAATAAAACTGAGTTTACCAGCATACTGTTAAATCAGTTGCCCGAACAAGAACGCATTAGTTTTGACACGGCTCGGGTAATTTGGTGGAAAAACATTCGCAATGAATCAGGGTTGAGACTCACTCTTGAAGGTCGTAGAATAATGAAACTGCTGGATATTGAAAGTTACATATTCAAGATAACCGCAGATCGCATTAATCAGAAAATACTGTTGTTGCTGGATCAGAGATTACAAGATCCATATTTTATATTCACTGACAAACGTTTCCCCAGTGTGGAATTCTACGGGAGCAAAGAAGCAGTGCTGGCAAATCTCTATGGAGATCTGCAAAAGTTCTTGGAAAGCTACAACGGTTGACCAAAATTCCTTCATGTGTTATACTGTAAGTACAGTAAATATCAACCCAGGAGAAAGGACCAGCAAATGCTAAAGTATTTCATTTTCCGCATTGAATATTCTCAAACAGATCAGACCATGATTATTGTTCAAGCAGAATCTAGGCAACAGGCTGAGAAATATCTCAAGCGCAATGGTCACAATGGTCCCCGGTATGTCACATACTACGGTGAACAGGAAACTATCCCAGTTGCTAACTAAAAAGTACTACAACTCAAAGTAGTACCAGAGTATTACAATTTTAGTACTACTTTTTCATGTGCAAAAACACTTGACCAGAACTGCCCGAAATGCTATAATACATACATGAACACAAAAACAGTAGCCCGCAAAAAACGTACAGATCGCACTCATGTGATCTACATGATTGAATCGGGCGTGGACTTTTATATTGGTGTAACTGCCAAGACCGAAAGCACTGTGAAGAAGTCAGTAATGACTCGTTGCCGCAAGCACTTCTACCGTATGCGTAGCGAAGACAAAGGTTGGATGCTGTACGAAACCATGCGTGAACGCGGCGTTGGCAAGTTTACTGTGCGTGTGATGGCTGTGGTGCGTGGCAAGACTCATGCACATAATCTGGAGCGTGACATGATCCGTGAAATGAAACCCAACCTGAACACCGACGTTCGTGGAGTTGAAGAATGAACAAATTTAAACTTATATCTTGTGTGGTTAGCGTTGCATTAATGTCAGGATGCGCCACTAATGCTCAAAATGCCGCACTAGTCGGTGCAATAGGAGGTGCAATTATTGCTACTGAGTTAAATCAACCCAGACAGTTTTTTGTTGCCCCGCCACGCGCCCGACCATTAACCTGCTACACTCAATTGGTTGGTCGCGATGTTTACGGTCGTGCAGTTTATCAACAAGTGTGCCGATAAGTTTAAAGAAATATTTTGGAGTTGAAGAATGAAGCCAAGGTCAGCCAATGGTGTGGAAGGACATTTAATCTACACGCTAAATGGAAAATACATGTTCCGTGTTTATGATGCTGAACATAATTTTGTAGACTATGATTTACAACATAGTGACTTGTGTGTTACAATATGTGATGAAGATGCGTATTTTTATCTCAACTCGGTATTGGATCACGCTCCCTCGACATTAGGAGTTGAAGAATGAACGAACTTGAAATAGCATTGAAAGATCATGACTGGACACTAGAGGGCTGGCGAGCCAGAGTAGAACTAGATCG